CTTACCAGCGTATCTATATATACGGACGTTAACAATGGCGTCAGAAAGCCGACTGATAGTGATATTTGAAATAAAGTATTACGAATAGTGTTGACATATTATAGAATGTAGTGTAAGATATAAATAGAGATTGAGATGAGGGGGGGCGAAGTGATGATGATGAACAAGACATTAGTTAAACTACGCATTGATCGCGGATTAAAGCAGGAAGAAGCAGCTGAAAAAATCGGTATTAGTCAATCGATGCTGTCTTCCCTAGAACAAGGAACTAGGTCAGGAAGTGATGCAACCAAGATCAAAGTAGCCAACTTCTATGGAAAATCAGTAGAATATATATTTTTTGCAAGTGCAACCGCATATCGTAATAATCAATAGAAAGAAAAACAAAAATGAACAACAAATTACAATTATTTAATTTTGAAGGCAATCAAGTAAGAGCTTTAGAAATCAATGATGAACCTTACTTTGTGGGTAAAGATGCGGCTAAGATTCTTGGGTACAAAAACCCACAGAAAGCTTTAAGAGACCATGTGGATCAAGAAGATAAAGGGGTGAACGAAACGTTCACCCCTGGCGGAAGACAATCAATGACGATCATCAATGAATCAGGTCTCTACTCATTAATCTTGTCCAGCAAGTTGCCAAGAGCAAAGAAATTTAAACACTGGGTTACTTCCAAAGTATTGCCAGCCATCCGCAAGCATGGCGCTTATATGACTGATCGTAAGGCGTATGACATTACCCATGATCAAAGTGGTACTACCTTAGCAGATTTACTTCAACAAGCAGCAGACCAACTAAAGAGTAAGGACATTCAAATTGAAAAAATGAAGCCAAAAGCATTATTTGCTAATGCAGTAGCTACAAGTAAAAGTGACATATTGATTGGTCAATTAGCTAAAATATTACGTCAGAACGGCTATGAAACTGGACAAAACAGACTATTCAAATGGCTGAGAAAAAATCATTACTTATGTGCTAAAGGGGCTAGATATAATCAACCAACTCAAAAGGCTATGAATTTAGGCTTATTCAAAGTCAAAGAAAGAGCTGTTAGTAATCCAGACGGTAGTTCACAAATCACTGTAACTACAAAAGTAACTGGCAAAGGGCAACAGTATTTCATTAATAAATTTTTGAGCTAAGAACCTAATCAATCAAGTTTATAAATTGAAAACAGAATTTAATGAGGAAACTTTAAAGTTACCTCACAAATAGCAATGGAGGCACAAAAAATGATTAATCGAGTAGTTTTGACAGGTAGACCAACCAGAGACCCTGAACTTAGAAATACAAAGTCGGGTACAAGTGTATGTTCATTCACTTTGGCTGTTGACAGAAATTTTAAAAATAAAAATGGGGAACGAGAAGCGGATTTTATTAGCTGTATTGCATGGCAAAAGACCGCAGAAGTTATGAGCCAATACGTTAAAAAAGGTTCTGTTATTGGAGTAGACGGAAGAATCCAGACTAGAAGTTATGACAATAGAGACGGTCAACGAGTTTATGTTACTGAAGTTGTGGTTGATAANTTTTCATTTTTAGGTGGGTCAGATAAAAATGGTCAAGTAAGCAAGAATAATCAATCATCATCAAATCAGAATAATGATCCATTTGCTTCAAGCAAGCAAGAAGATATTACAGATGATGATTTACCATTTTAAGAATAGATGCGTTAATAATGAAAAACAGGATTAAAGAGTTAAGGCAAAAGAATAATCTAACTCTAAAAGAATTAGGTCAAAAAGTTGGGATGGCAAATAATACTTTGAGTCAATATGAAACGGGAAAACGTGAGCCTAAACTTGAAACATGGCAAAGACTATCAGATTACTTCAATGTTTCAGTCCCATATTTGCAAGGATTCACAAACATCAATACACCTGATAATTTCAAATTTAATTCTAAAAAAGATGCAGTTGATTGCATTGAAAAGATTATGAAAGCTTTAGGCATTAGCAAAGAAGANNTAGANANGAGGGAAAATAANTGAGTTCAATTTTATGGATTTTGNCCGCACTGCTTATTGCAGTCATTGGCTGTCTAGTAAATATCGTGATTCTAATTAGGCGTGTTAATCGTTTGAAATCTATGGTTCTACACCAAATCAGCATTAACGCTACAAAAGAAAATGATGCAATGGATGATGTAACGATCTTGCTTAGTGGCATGAAAGCTCATTGTTTTGGCAGAAAAGCCGGTACTGACAAAAAATTTGCGAAAAGTCTACACAGGATTAATCAAAGAGTACGTGATCTAAATAAAGATTAATTGCTTGGAGGTAAAGAAACTGAGGAACAAACTAGTTTATTCAAATATTACATGAATAGCCTATATTTATATTTGAAATTATTCGAGGTGAGTATATGAGTACTAGATATGCCTTCAATTATCATACTGATGAAAATATCAGTAATTTAGCAATGATAATTATGCAAAAAGTTAACAAACTTGAGCCTGAATATCTAAAAATCGATGATTTGGCACATGAAATCATTAAATATTGCAATCAAGGGATGAAATACAACGAAACGAAGAATTAGAAAGAAAAAAGTAAAGCAGGAAATTGCTTATATTGATTTCCTGATTAGTCGTAACAATCAAAAGTTAAAAGAACNTGCAAAAGATAAAAGCCTTAAGCGTCCTGTTATAATGTTTGCTAGTGCCCTTAGTGTTTTAGGGCTTAATTTTCAAAAAGCACTCTTAGTTAGTCAGTTAAAGCGAGGTAATTATTAATGGAAGTTACAATTGATGCTTATACATACGATAAATTGAAAGATTACTCTCAGCGATTAGACGAACCGATGTCAGTAATTGCTACTAAGGCAATTAAAAAATATATCGATGTGGGCGATTAAAATGGGATCAACTAATTATGAAAAGGCACTTGTGAGAATACATCATTTGGAGGATGAATATGGCAGCGTTTTATCTGTACCTGATGATAATCTAGAGTTTAAGCAAGTTCAGAAATTGCTTAATGTTAAGGAAAAACTTAATCATAGGCGAATTGATAACCTTAATAAATTTGGATATTCTGTAAGTCAAATGGCTCAAATAGTTAATAGCACTAGCAAAACAGTTTACAATTATTTAAACCATAATAGCATGAGGCCTAAATGTTCTTTTAAATATCTAGTGACAATGCCTGGTTTATCTCACAACATTTATACCACATCTTTAATTAATTTAGCTAAAATAATTTGTCACACGCAATCAATAAATTTGACAAAATGTGCGGTTAAGCAATTAGAAGCACGAGGCTGTCTTATTAAAAAGATTAAATCTATATGGTGCGAAATACCGAATGGCGATTACTACTGCCTACCTTACTTTGACAATATAATCACTAAGAACGGCCTGGATTCTTATATTTACCCTAATAACTAATAACATGGATTATAATAGATGTATTACTAAAACTATTATCTGCATCAGCTCATAGTAATTGTATTTTAATGGGCAATAACGAGGAAAAGTAAGAGGATTACTAATGGATAAGAACAAAAACAAGCAGGTTGTTAGACGATCAGAAGATACGATGAAGTATATAGCAGTTATCAGCAGTTTGCTTACTCAACAGATCATTTTTAACGGAATCCCAGTCAGTCAAGCGGTCATAATGACTGCTGTAAGCGATGAGCTTTACAAGATGNCGAAAACAATCGGTGTCACTGACAGCCGTTNGGAAGAGTATTTAAAGGGGCTTAATTGGTCGGAAACCTCACCGGAATTTATTGAGTTTAATAGTGCGGTCGAAAAAGCTGTTGGCGAAGTTAACAATAGTATCACTCAAGGAGAATAGTAAAATGCTAATAAACGGTTTGGAAGTCAATCGAGACAACGTACACGATTGGTCATGCAAAGCATTGCGGAACATGCAAGGAACATTGGCTCACAATGTTGGTCAAGACTTGGGCGACACAGACGAAGAAAAGCTCATGATGAAGCTGATCAGTATTGAGATTAAGCGACAAGTGAAAGTGCGAAATATTAATACGGCGGCAGAAAAGAAAAAGCGGTGGACGATTAAGCACTGGCAGACAATCAAACGGCAAACCGAGCCACTTGCATGCATATGACGAGGGGGGAGAAAAATGAAATACACACAAGAAAATATAGATTGGCAAAAACTTGCTGAAGAAAATTTAGAATTTAGTATGAAACACCATATTGATAATGTTATTCAAGCTGCTGTTTGGTATGGCAAAGATTACAAAATTAAAGTCTATGACACACCTATTGAGGGACACAAAGTGATTGATGAATTTCCGTCAACATTTATGTTGAATGATGGCTTACATTCAAATCCATTGGACATTGGTTCAGGCGAGTATTTTGATGGATGCTATGTCAATTATCAGGGGCAATACGTCAAAGTCAAAACAGCAGGTTTCAAGCGTTATTGGGCAGTTGAATCAGACATTGATACTTATGGATATATTGTTCGACCTGATACACCACGTGGTCTTTAATAATAGCAGGATTAGTAATCAATTTGCTTGCGATTTTGTTGTTAGCAGATTCAAAAAAAGTGATCTAAACCAGATAACACAAGGATTTGAAACAGATTTGATTGGGATTCAATAGGAGGAAAAGATTGATCTACAGAAGACGGATTACACGAAAACGACATCGAATGGGGCCAGAACACCGCATACAGCGAGACATCATGTGTGCGCTGAGACTGCACCGATGTTCAATCATGCGAGCTAATGCAGGCACAATCAAGACAAAGAGCGGTAGCTACTTCAAGGGCATGGAAAATGGAACGCCAGACTTGATCGGCTATCGCTGGCAAGACAAGCAAATATTTTTCATCGAAGTAAAAACACCAAAGGGACACATCAGACCAGACCAGTTAGCATATCATCAAGATCTAATGCACCATCAAGTGATCCACGGCATTGCGAGATCAGTCGATGATGCGTTCAAGATTGTTGACGAAGGATTAATCGGCTATGGGTATCCAGATACAGAACGATATTAGAGAGACAAGAGTCTATTAGGAGTGGTTAGAAGAATGGTGACAAGAAAAGAATTTGATGATCATCAGCTTGTATTATGGGACGACATGAACTTTGGTGACTGTAATACATATAGTTTGGCTCACTGGGTAGCTGGCAAAGTGTACGCATCAGCTAACACTCATATTGTTGCTCTTGAAGGCGGAGAAGCGTGTCCATTTTCTATTGAAAAAGAGCATGCGACAAACGATGATCTGCTAAGGCTTTACAAAGAAGGAAAAAATGTTGATTTAGGCACGTTAGATGGTGCATTCGTCAGAACTTTTAAATTTGCAGAAACTGATAAGCTGATGCACAAGTACTACATGGCGATCAATGCCAAAAATGAGAAAAAGGCTCAGGAATATATAGAAGAATTATATAGAATTTATATCTATTAGGAGTGGTCAGATGACAGACAGAATGGAACAGTTATCGCTAGACATTGATCTTGATCTCGATATAGACCAAAAAGCGACAGCAAACCGAGTGAGACATTTCTTAGATTTTAATTTTGAACATTATTTGAACTTTGCCGGTTTGAATGCTTCCAATCTATCTGTTATCGATGATTCACACCTATCTAGTCCAAAAATGGACGCGTCAGGTGTTTCAGCACACGGTGGGATAAATCATACTGAACAGAGTTTTAACCGCATTATAGAAGCTGAGAACGCCTGCAAAG